ACCCGAATATTTGTCAAGCTTTTCTAAAACTTCCAACATAAGCCCTTCCACCTCTAAGATATTGTAACACTACTATTTCATTTGAACTGGAAAACTCACCTTCCCTAATCACCAATTCATTTAACCTAAGCACACCTAATTTCTTCTCATGGCCGTCTTTATCCTGATTAAGACCAAACATAGCTGTAACATGAGAATATTTACGCTTATCCTCACTAAAGTTGGATAGCTTTAACAAGTCAGTATCATAGCTGTCTGCATCTGACTGTGTGGCTGTTATTACCAAGGCATGTTTTTCTTGGGATAGTCCTCTTAGGTTTTTCCAAATGTAATCCTGCTTGTGCCTAAATTCTTTAACTGGAGCAGTAAGCAAATCAGCATAATCCACCAAAATAACATCTGGTACAAAATTATCATACTGCTCCCACAATTTAAGACAATTCCTAATCTCATCTACGGATAATGTATCAGCAGCATAGGTAGCCAATTTGAAACGCTGTTTATATTTGTCAAAAAATCGCTTTAGATACCTTTTGGCATCTTCAGCGGTAAGTGGCATTTTTTCCTTTTCCTTTACATACCAAATACTTCCCTTAAATCTGCTACAGGCCTTACAAGGAATATAGTCTGGATTATCCTCAACTGCTTTTATTAACGTATCATAGTCTATGTGTGCATACAAATCATCTGGTGTAAAGTTCCTTAAAACACCAAAATCACAAGTCCTATCCTCGTGATTACATAAATTCAACTGGTTATACACACAATCTACTACTGGTCTATATCCTTCTTTGCAATATTTAGGATTATCCGATCGTTCAGCTAAATATATACAAATCCTCTTCAACTGCTGGGTTTCAGTCATATCACCAGCTTGGAAAAAAGCCACATTGCATTTCTGCATAATCGCTCGCATGGCTAGTTCCAATAACCAAGCTGTCTTGCCTCGTTTTTCTGGCCCCATAAAACCTACAAATCCACCTCTAATTAAATGGTCATTGAGCATATCACCTAAATCATCTGGATATGAAATAAGTCGCTCAAGTTCTTTGTTAAATGCTATTTCAACTCGTTCTAAAGCCTCATCACTCGATAGTTCAAGACCAACATTAAGCTCATCCAATACGGTCGGTCTATAGTTCTGGGCTAACTCCTCAGCTTCATCGGCCCTACCCTGATCTATCAATTCCTGTATTTGCTTGGTATACAACCTTAATTCCTGTGCCTTGAAGTAAGATAGTGTTTGGTCATATAGATATCCAGAATTGAATTTATCTAAATGCTCATTCTCCTTAGCTAAACTGGGCAGTAAAATGTCATTAAATAGTTCAGCCACATCTTCTGGTATTTTATTATTGTTAACCTTATCACAAAATATATCGTCTATGTCATTCTGTGGTGCTTTACCATATTTGTCAAAGTACTCAATGCACCAAGTAGATAGAATTCTGGCAGCTTCCGATGTAAAGAATTGTGGATTCCATAACTTTCTAATCCTAGATAAATAATCCGTTGAAACTATCATGCCAATAATTATTCTGCGCTCTATGTGTTTATCCGTCTTAACTTCTGAAATCATTTTATGGCCTCCAAATACAGTCTAGTCTCGTCTTGCTTTCCCCGAATTATCCACACATACATGGCATCTTTTACATAAGACACGAGCACTTTTCAACGGTTGTTGTGGCCCTAAATCGGAACCACACTTTTGACATATTATTCTGCCAACCTCTTCTTCATCCTCATCAAACTTTTTTCTTCTAGGCATAGTTTGCAAGCCTCCTAATGGACGTATTTGCCTGAAAGGCTGTCTATATCCAAATGACGCTTAGCCTCAATTGGCCTAAACTTCTTGAATAACGGACAATTTATGTCCATGGTTTTGGCTGAAATGTCCGTTATCCACTTATTTTCACCAAGCCATTGGATATACCTACTGACCATAACCAATGGAGCAGGCAAGACTTTACGGACATCGTGCGGTATCTTTTCCTGGCAGGCTCTAATGTCCTTGTACATCTGTATCAAATTGGAAGCCAGCTTACTCTCCTCAGAAGGTGTCTTATGGGTTAACAGCTTAAGTGCTGGTGTAAAGCAATCCCGCATAAATATGTTGTAAAAGTCATCTTTGCCAAACACCTCTTGAATCATACGAATGTATGCATCCTTAGACCTGTTGATACTGGCCCTTCTGTCAGCCACAATGAGGAACCTGCTATACGGCCCACTTTTGCCATAGTTGTTAAACAATGTGGAAGCCAAGGATAGTTTGGTGCCCTCTGGAACCTCACTAACTACAGCCTCCAAGACTTCATAAATTTCCTCTTTCGTCCAACGCTTACGCAGCAACGATGGGTCAATGTTGTACTTTCGCATGAAGTCAAGCAACCACTGGGTTGGCTCACCATTACGCTTGACTTGCATTGGCCGACCGCACAACATATTGTCCAAAATGACGTAGGCCTTGGCGTACACCTTGGAACCCTCTCTGTGTTTTTGTGTATTGTATAATGTATTCCAGAAGGCGAAAATCAATTGGATTTCATTGTTTGGTGCATGCCTTTTTAACAAATCCTTTTCAACACAAGCCAAAACTTTGTCAGCAAACAATAATGGTTTTTTGGTAGATGTAGTTTCAAATAGTTTTGGGAGATGCCTATTCTCCTGTAAGGAGTTATGGCTGATCCCATTATTACCTTTATTGTCCAAAACTGGCACATTCTCCTGTAAGGAGTTCTGGCAGACTAGGTCAGTTTTATTTATACTGGAGAAATTGTTATTGTTAGATATTGACCTATTCTCCTGTAAGGAGTTATGGTGAGTATCTTTAATGGAGCAACCTACTAATTCTGGAGTAGTGTAAGTTTCTCCAGTAAAATTAATATTAGATAAACTTTCCTGTTGCATAGATGAAACCTCTCCAGAGGTTTCATCGCCTGCAACTATGTATTTATCTTTAGATAAATACTTAGTATATTTAATATTACTAATACTATTACTTATATTAGTAATACTATTAGTATCTTTAATATTAGTATTATATATATTATTATATATAGTATTATAGTTTGTGTGCATTTTTGTTCCACCTAGGGTAGAACATTTTTTATATACCCCCCACTCCTCCAACAATTTAATTATGGAAATTTCTGTGTCTGATTTGTATGCATTCTTAACTAAGTTCTTTATTTCACCATAATATTTTTTTGCTAATTCATCACCATCTTTAGCACTTTCATATATTTCACCAACACTATACCAAACATCTGGAATTTCAAATACTATTTGCCTAATTTGGCTAAACCCACCACCCAATTTGCTGATTAGTATATCCTCCCTATGCATTAGGAAACCAAGCCAGGTTGCTTTCTTGATAGTGGCTGAAACATATCGAGTAGAACAACCGTGCCTGTCTGCCAAATCAGCATTGGTTAAATTACAGTATAAGTTCTGTCTTGACATTTGAACTATGTCCTGTATAATTTCTTGTTGCTTCTGGGATAATACTGGAATGGCCCTGATTGCTGTTTGCATTTGCACATAGCTTTCTTCCATAACACTACCTCCTTTCGATTGGTCAAGTATAACATATTTATTAAAATTTGTCAAGCATATACTTTTCTTCCCTTACACTATATAAAGAGAAAAAAATACACGTTGGAGGAGATGCATATAAAAATTTATATAGGTCTAAAGTCCCTATTTTATATAGGTCTAAAGTCTTAATTTTTATATGTGTTTTATGTATATGTTAGGTCTAGAGACCTATATTATCCTAATTTATATAGGTCTAAAGTCCCTATTTTTATAAATTAATTAGGTCTAAAGTCCCTATTTTTATAAATTAATTAGGTCTAAAGTCCCTATTTTTATAAATTAATTAGGTCTAAAGTCCTAATTTTTCAATAAACTCTTTACTAACTCATCAGCTTCTCTTTGACTTAAATCTGCGGGATCATCTCCACCAATGTGCACTCTTTCTGCTTCCAGTCCGTACATATTCAATTCACTTACTAACTTCTCACCAGCTTCCAACCCAGCTTTATCATCATCATATAACACATATATTTTCTTGAACAGCATAGTCATTAGTTTAAGTTGTTTTCTTGAATAGTTTACACCAAATGTGGCAAAGGCACATGGGCCTAATCTCCAAACATCTGTAACTCCTTCTACACAAATACCTACATCACTCCAATATTC